ATTTGTTTGTCAACTCCGATAACGTATCAGGATAATTCTGGTTCGCCCTGGTTAAATAACCGTTCGGATCCGTAACCTCCACATTCCCCCGATAAATCCTTTTTCCCTCTTCCACCTGTGAATTATGCATGAGCAGAATACTGTCTATGTACTCCGGAATATTTCCGGAAAACTGATAAACCGGGATAATGCTGTCATTTAAAAACCCCAGCTCCCCTTCACAGGTGACGCTTTTTGTTCTGTAAAAGTCTTCTTCCGCATCTATCACCCTTCCATGCCAGTATTCAATATCATCTTTATAAATTGTGATGTAGGTCTGAAAAGGCAGCACCGAACGATAACTGGGATGGTTAATAGGGATATCAAACTTAAAGCTTCCTGCCTTGCCGACTTTTTCCGTCAGTACCGGAGATATCAGCACATATTCGTCAGAAAACATTTCATGCAGGCTGTATTCTTCAAATTCATATTGCGCTGTCACACGGTACATTATAATTTCCCTCCCCTATATTCGACCGATATCGTTCCGGTTCCCATGAATACCAGGAGATTATCTCCCGGCTGAATTGTAATGGAATAGATATAATTTTTTCCTGAAGCCAGATTGTAGGTCTTATTTTTGTAGGTCACTGTCATCGCCGTCGTGCTGTAAATAACAGGAACCAGAACCTGTTCCCGCCCAATTACATTAAGCGTGCAGGAGCCGTTTACCGTGATATTTCCATATTCCCGGATAATTCCATCTTCGAAAGAGAAGGAGTCCCACGGCCAGTCTTCGGCTATGGAATCGGCCAGCTCTTTTTTATACGGCTTACAATCGGCCGTCAGAATTACCTTCGAGAATGGACGAAACTCTTTTTCATGTTCCTCTTCAAATCTTCCTTCGTAATAATAGGCCGGATCGCTGTCCAGGATGAATTTTCGTGACCGGCCATGCAAATAATTCCCTATATTTGAAATATTGTTCGCCCAATCCTCCGCGCCTGTTTCTTTCAGGACAAATTCTGCTTTAATGGTCCGGTTCCCGTACATCGGACGGCCGAATACTTCTGTAAG